TCTTGCTTCTGGTAATACTGCTTCAGCAAACGTAACTGGTGATGAGTTAGCAGCAGCTATCTACGACATCGCACAGGCATTTGATGAAAGAGACATTCCTCCAACAGATCGTTTCTGTGTCTTACCACCTGCTGAGTACTACAAGTTAGCTGAATCAGCTACAAGAACTGTAGATGTGGACTTCAACCCAGGTGGTAATGGTTCATTTGCTTCAGGTCGTATTCAACAGATTGCTGGTATTCCAGTAATGATGAGTAACAACGTACCTCAATCAAACGTAGGATCAAATCCAAGTGGAGCTAACAACACATACAGTGGTGACGATAGCAAAACTATCGGTCTTGTCTTCCACAAGTCAGCAGTTGGT